ATGAATTAATATTGTGTCATCTGTTGCGATAGAAGTTTCAGCAGTTTGACCAGTAATTGTTGTAGGTGCAGTTTGTGAGTTTCCAACACTAGCTGCTGGTGGATTAACAGTTTGTAAAGCTCTGCCAAGATAAACTGCATACATGGAATCACCAGATACTGTTGCACTTGTAAGTGTTAAAGTTGTACCAGAAGCTGTGTATGCTTTACCAGATCCAGGTTGTTGAACTACTCCATTGATAACTAATCTAATTTCATTCTCATTGGTTACTGCATGAGATAAAGTATAGTTAGCTGTAGCAGAAACTGTAAATGTTTCTGTTTCAAAACTTGCATAACTTTCTGCTGGTATATTACCAATATAAGCCATTTATATAATCCTTATGTACTAATTGAATCTACTACTGATAAAATGCAGTCCACAGCACTTGCTGTATCTGATAATGCTTCAACACTATCTCCTGATTGTAGAACTACTTTTGAACCACCATCTATAAGTTCTAAAGAACCTCCAGCTGGTATTGGTGCATCTTTTATCAAATAATAGCTTGTACTTGAGTTTTTAACAGTAGCATCTACAGTTACAGCTGAACCTGATTTATTAGCAAATCTCATACCAATAATTGCGTCATCACTATTAGCTGCTGCTCTAACTTCTGTAGCAGATGTGCCTATGCTAGTTTTTAAAACTCTTTCAAAATCTTGTGCCATTATTTTTTCCTTTTATTAATTAAAGTGCAATTGCCATAGCAACTGCAAATCCAGCTGAAGCTGCATCTATGTTTGTTAATTGACTACCATCTACAGCAGGTAATTTCGCAGAACCATCAAGTTGTACCACATTGTTTGCAGAAGTTCCAACAGTTTTTGTGGAAGCTGTTCCTAATCCTGTAATTTTAGTATTAGCAATAGAATTGACTGCTAGTGTAATTGTACCTGATGAAGTAATTGGTGAGTTTGCTACTGTAAATTCTGAAGAACCTGAATCTGCTACTGCTACTGAAGTTACTGTTCCAACATTAGATGGAGTAATAACAGTATAAGTAATATTAGTTGAACCTACTGATCCAGTATTATCAGTAGTACATAAAAATATTTTATTATCATTTGTTGAACCTTGATTAACTACAACCATTCCACCAGATAATTCTGCAATACTATCATGCTCTGGATCTCTTGATGCAGCACCACTTGATACTGCTAAGTATAATCCATTTTCAGTAGCATCTGTTTGATCTTTTAATAAAACTCTGTCACCAGCAACAAGGGTAACACCATCAATACTATCACCAGCTTCTAAACCATTTGATAAATTTACATTTGCTGTAGAAGCACATTCGGCTATCGTTCTAGTTCTTAGTCCAGCAACAGCTTGATCTACATAATTTTTAGTAGCAGCATCTGAACTAGCAGATGGAGAACCAAGTCCTGTTACAGCTCCACCAGATATTGAAACATTGTTTGCAGCTTGTGTTGCAATTGAACCTAATCCTAAAGAAGTTCTAGCAGTAGCACCACTCTCTGTTACAAAATTTGATCCATCCCCAACAATAAAATTACTATCAGTTGGTGTTAGTCCAGCAATGTCAGTTAATTGAGCATCGCTTGTTTGTTTTGCATCTAACTGAGTTTGAATTGCAGATGATACTCCATCTAAATATCCTAGTTCAGTTGTTGTAACATCACTAACTTCTACTTTACCTGAACCATTTGATTGTAATGCTCTTGAAGCGGTTAAGTCAGACGATGCTATAGTTGATGCACCACCAGTTATGGTAGCTTGTTTTGAATCTATTTGAGTTTGTACTGCACTTGTAACCCCATCTAAATAACCTAATTCAGTATCGGTTACATCTGATACTGCAATCTTTTGTGAGCCATTAGAAATAACAGCTCTGTTTGCAGTTAAAGATTCTGTATCAATTGTTGTAGCTGATCCTGTTATAGTTGCTTGTTTAGCATCTAATTGAGTTTGGATAGCACTTGATACACCATTTAAATATTGAAATTCTGTATCTGAAATTGTTCCATCTGCAATTTTAGTTGCAGAAATTCCTGTAGGTATAGAGTCATTCGTTTTTGTAAGTATTGCAAGATAAACTGATAAAGTTTCATTTGCTAATGATCCACTATCAAAAGTTACATTGACAGTTGTGTTTGTAGAAAAAGATGAACTAGCAATTACTCCATATCTAAATGCAGCTGTAGTTGCTAAATAAATTTTTATTCTTCTACCTGCATGATATTCTGAAGTTACATCAGCACCATTAATTGTAAAAGAAGTTCCACTTACATAAGCTGCTGTGTAAGAACCTGAACCATCACCATATTCTACCCATTGTGCATCATTGTAAAAATCTCTAGTGTTCTTCATCAATGCTCTGATTGCATTGTTTAGATTAGAAGGTAGCATTCCTTCTGCCGTAGAAATACCATTTAGTGAAGTGTTATTTGCTTGGGTTGTTGAGTAATCTTTTATACCTGCCATTTAATCTCCTATAAACCATGAGAAAGCCTTGTCGCTTTCTTTATTACGATCATTTATTAATGTATTGATAGCTTCTTCAATTTGTCTTTGAAAAAACTCTTGAGTTTCAAAACTATATCTAACATTATCTATATCAGTTTTTTCCGTCATCTCAAACCTATTCTTGAAGCAATTATATCAACACCTTGAGCATGAGTCCAAACTGATCCAGATGGTGTTATTACTTTAATTTTAAAATATCTACCAGACTGTCTTACTGGATTATCTCCACTTGTAACCATTGTTGAAGATGTAGATTCGGTAGCTGTATCAGCTAATCGTTCTTTACTTTTGATAGTTACTGTAGATGTAGCATCCACAATCGGTCTGACATTGGTTATACTACTTCTATGTCCTGGAAACAACTCCATTTCTCTAGTTTCTATAGTACCTTCATTTTCAGTACCTGAAAATATAGCTGCTTTATAATTATTATCTATTGCACCCAAATATCTTTGTCCACCATTCCAAAAATCAGTATCTAATGCAATATTAATATTATCTAAGTTTTCAGAAATAATATCCATTAATTCTACAGTATAAGCACCAACGAATTGTGAGAATATAGAACTAGCACTAGCATCTGCTGTACTCCATTTTTGAGTAGCATAATTATAAATAATTACTTTATCACAAATACCAGTAGTATTAGATGTATCATTTTTAGATGGATATAACCACATAGCTAATTGATTAAAAGGATCTACCGCTGCACAAATTCTATCTGTGTATGCTTTGTTTAAATCTAAATCAAAAAATCTATTTACTTTTTCTGCACCAATAGAAACTACTTGATCTCCATTTAATTCATAAAATCCATCATCAGCATAAAAGAAAACTCTACGATTATCTTGACAGACAGTTCTTCCATAAACAGCTCCTCTGTTTGGTGATATAACTGATAGACGGAATACTGTTGCACCGCCAACATAGTCCATTCTAATTATTTGATTTTGTCTAAAGACATAAGCAATTTCACCAGAGGTTATATGAGTTATTTGTCCACCTGATCCTGGTAGGTCTTGCAAGTCTGATTGTTTAGTACCTGGTTGCCAAGTTGTTAAATCATTTATTCCTGACCATTGTATTCTATTTGAAAAACCAACATGATTACCTGTTACAAAAAAATCTCTAACTACACCTGAACATTTAAAAGTTGGTACAGTACCAGATGTTGAAATAGTTGAAAGGTCTGCAAAAGAAGATGAAGTTCCCATTAAATAAAATTGTGGTGCATCTACACCATTAGATACAACTATATAATTTCCAAATTGGGTAAAGGTAATGTAATCGGTAGCTTCTCCAGTTAAAGGAGTTCCACCATAAAAATTTGTAGTAGTTAGTCTTGCAGTATCAGACGAAACATTTGTTAAATTATTATTTCCAACTGTGGCTCTTGTAACAGTAACAACTGCATCTGTTACTGTTGCTGAAAAATCTGCATGACCATTAATAGTATTTTTTAAATTTGTAGCAGTAGTGTCGTTGTTTGTTTGTACTTGAAATTCATTAGTAGAAGGTGTTCCAGTAACAGATGTAAAGACAACAGTTGTACCATCATTTTTTTTTAATGTAATAGTTTTACTTGCACCAATATTTGCATAGTCTGAAACTGTAATTGTACAAGTCGCAAAAGCTGTACTTAAAACTTTACCTCTTGCTCCTCTTTCTGTAAATGTTCCAGATGATAATTGATAAATAGTTTCTTCATTAGCAACAAAATTAAATACAGTATTAGAATTATCTCTAAAAGAACCTGCACCTCTACTATCTTTAGCTATATTGTTACTTGAATAATTTACTAATGAGGGAAATCTTTTATATGATGATGCTGCAAAATAAACATTGTTGGCAGTATTCGCACCAGGATTATTATATTCTGGTTGGTCAGGTAGCCATTCTCCAAAAGGTATTTGCATAAGTTTCCTTAATTGTTATTGCTTGTAATAATTCTAGATACATCGTTAAAAGCACCTGAAACAGTTACATCACCTCTTTGTTGTAAAGGTGCAGAACCATATTGATCTTCTCTATCATTTCTCTCCAATCTTTCCATAGCAGTTGTGTACATTCCTTGCCATTGTTGAAGTCTTTGAGGATCAACACCACCTAAAAAATTAGCAGCATGATATAATGAACCATATAAATAAATTGCAGGATGACTTGCTAATATATAATTAGAAGTATTGGTATCTGATAAAGCTGCAAACTTAGCATAATAATTTAATGTTCCTGTGTATGCAGAATCTGGAATTGGTGCAAATCTAAAATTATCACCAAGTATAGTATATGCTGAAGGCATACCAGTTGTAGATGAACCTCTAATTTGATCCATTTGAGCTGGAGTAATATATTTTAAAGCATACTTAGTTCCGCCTGATGTTATAAAAAAATCTCTTACTTGTAAAAAATCTGTAGGCACAGATTCTGTTTCTGAATCTATTGTAATAGAAGTTGAGGTATTCATTTTTCTAATTCTTAATTTAGAATGAAAATCAGCTTCTGCTAAAACTATAAAATCTTCTGCAATCTCAGTTGTTAAATCTGATCTGTTTAACCAGTTTGCTATTGATGTTTTTAAATCTGAATATGTTGCAAGTGCCATTATATTTTACCTTCTGCTGTTTTAAAATATTTAAACTCATTACTATTTAATTTTGTTTTTAATATTTTTGTTTGAACTTCTTTAGGAAGTGCGAACCAATTACTATCTCCATTATACTCATTCGCCCAAACAGATAAAGCTAAAGTTGGAATAGAAGCTACTCTTTTTAAATCTCTGGATTTAGAATATCCATCATTTAAATTAAATAATCTTTTATTATGTTGTAAATGAGGATCTATATTTACTTCTTCATTTAAAACAATTTTCTTTTCCATTTCGTCTATAGAAAATGTTTCTTTTTTTAAACCATCAATACTTATATCTTTTCTCATCTACCTTGACCTTTGTATCTTGTTTGCTTTTTTTGTCTGCTCTCTGATTTGTTTTGAGATTTTTTATGACAACCAGGTCTTTTTTTAGGTTGATCTCTTGGAACAAAGTGAACAAACTTTTGTCTAGCCACTAAGCACTCATTTCAGTAATAGAAACTTCAGCAGTACCAATAAAAGCTACTTTCTCACCAGGTGAAACTTTAAAAATTTCAGGTTGGTCAGCAGGTATAAAAATAGTTGATGAATTAGCAGTTGCAACAGCAGTTGGGTTTGCACCGAATAAAATATAAATATCAGCAGTTGATGCTATTCTTACATATTCAGTTTGTGATCCAAATGCAGCAGATTGTGCTGATGTTCCACCACTTGTTTTACCTTGATGTGTAGTAGGTCTTAATCCGTAATTAAAACTCATATTTTTCTCCTAATTAATTATGGGGGAAATACCGCTAGGCAAGATCCCCCAAATATTGTTATATACTATTATCTTCTAATTACGAAAGTAATTTCCATTTTAGAAGTATTTGATGAACCACCATTAGTAATACATTCAATAGTACCATCTTCAGCAACAGTATTTAAAGCTGTTGGAAAAGCAGTTGCTACTTTACCAGCTGAACCTGAAGCTACATGACTTATAGCACCTCCAGTTACTGCAACACCACCTATTTCAAAAGAGATAGCTGCTGTGCCAGTTGTAGTTGCTTTGTTGTGAGTGATGATTTTTACAATTTTTCCACCATCAGGTACACAAACAAAAGTTGATGAAGCTGTTGAAACATCTGGAATTGCAGATGTTAAAAAGTAATCGTTTAATGTTCTCATTTTTTTATCCTATTTATTTGCTTCGTTCCGTCATTGACTTCAAAGACCAAACAAAATTGTTAATTGAATGATGGGGGATAATTCCCCCACCACTTTAGATTTATTATGAAGTAGTTAAATCTGTGATTAAACCACTTGCTTTTTCATTTCTTGACTCAAGAGTGTACTCAGCAACCATAAATCT